TAGAATAACGTCTGATGCTTTTGCTCTTATGGAGTCTTTATTAGACAAACTTAATGCAGGTCCTTTAATTAATATTAGAGCTAATTTAAATATTAAGTTGGATAAACAATATTTTAGTGAATTTCATAATGATTATACTTATGATGAAGCACTAACTGCAATATACTATTTAAATAAAAATAATGGATACACAGAGTTTGACAACGATGAAAAAACTAAAGTATACTCAGAGCCAAATAAAATTGTTGTTTTTAATTGTAAATTAAAACATAGGATGGTTAGTCAAACTGATGAAAACAGAAGACTTTTAATTAACTTAAATTATTTTCCAAAATGAATCTATCTCGTAATTTTACTCTTCAAGAATTAACAAAATCAGATGTAGCCGTAAGATTTGGTATACCTAACGAACCTAATTCTAATCAAATAGAAAAATTAAAATTACTTTGTGAAAATATACTTCAACCTGTACGAGATCACTTCGGTCCTGTAAGCGTGACTAGTGGATTTCGTTCCCCTGAGCTTTGTTTAAAAATTAATAGCTCAATTACAAGTCAACATTGTAAAGCTGAGGCTGTTGATTTTGAATGCCCAGGTAAAGATAACGCTGAGGTTTGTGATTGGATTTATCAAAACTTAGATTTTGATCAAATGATTTTAGAATTCTATGTTCCTGGAGAACCTAATAGCGGATGGTGCCATGTATCGTATATTCCTGAAAAAGGAAGAAAACAATTCTTGCGAGCTTTTAAAGAAGACGGTAAAACTAAATATAAACCTGTAATAGGAAAGGCAATAGATTTAATATAATGGCAATATCAAGATCAAGTATGACACAACAAATAGATGGTAAATTAAGAGGAGCTAGAAAGAAAAAAGCACCTGCTGGTTATCATTATATGCCAAATGGCAGATTAATGAAGGATTCTGCTCATGCAAAAAAAAACAAATCCAATAGCAAAAAAGCTTAGAAGTTTACTCTTTAGACATAAGGTGGTAAAATCTAAGAAGTTATATAACCGCAATGAGGAGAAGTTAAACACTCTCAAAGTGGCCACTAAAAATTATGATGAAGACAATTAAAAAAATAGTTTGCAAAATATTTGGTATCAAACAATGTAATTGTAAAAAAACTAAAGTATTTTTAGAGGAGGGTATCTAATGGCAAAAAAAGGACCTTGTTGGGAAGGTTATGAAATGATTGGTATGAAAACCAAAAACGGTCGTAAAGTTCCTAATTGTGTTAAGAAAGCAACTCAAGGAGCTTACTTAGGTAAAGCAGTAAGACAACCAACTGAAACTGATAGAGAGTTTTTAGTGCGTAAAGAAAATATTAACAATTTCTCTTGTGGTGGCATGGGTCATGCTATCCGTGGAGGCAAATTCGAAGGAGTAAGATAATGGGTAAAGATAGTAAAGCTTATATGAAAAATAAACAAGAACAGGCAGCCGACAAAATTAAAGATATAGCACAAGAAAAATTAATGGCTGTAAAACCAAAAGACGTAACTAAAAAATCATCAGGTGGTATGATGGGTGGTGGTAAAAAAGGTTACAAACTAGGTCAAGTTTAATTTAAGAAGTTAGGATGACATGGCTACATCAGGAACTACAAGTTTTAATATTACAATTGACGAAGCTATTGAAGAAGCTTACGAAAGATGTGGTATAAGAACTAATTCTGGACAAGACATTCGATCTGCTAGAAGAAGTTTAAATCTTTTATTTTCTGAATGGGGCAACAGAGGTATTAACCTTTGGAAAGTTAAATCTGAAACAACAACTTTAGTAAACGGAACAGCAACTTATAATACTCCAAGTGATTGTAATGATGTGCTTGAAGCTGTTGTAACTACTACAGGCGGTACTCAACAAACTTTAACTAAAATATCTAGATCTGAATACATTGCAATTCCAAACAAAACTGATACAGGAACTCCTTCTCAGTATTATGTAAATAGACAAATTACACCAACAATAAGTTTATATCTGGCTCCTGATACGAGCGCCGTGACAAATATATTCTATTATTATCTTGCAAGAATCCAAGATGCAGGAGCTTACACCAATACCACTGATATGCCATTTAGATTTTATCCATGTATGGTATCTGGATTAGCTTTTTATTTATCACAAAAACATGCACCCGATAGAATACAAGCAATGAAACTTTTATACGAAGATGAATTAAAAAGAGCATTAGATGAAGATGGACAAAGAACATCGGTGTACATCACTCCTAATGTTTATTACCCACAAGGATCTTAATGGCTTACGCAAAAGGAAAATACTCACAGTCTATATCGGATCGATCAGGACAAGCTTTTCCATATCGAGAAATGGTAAAAGAATGGAATGGTTCTTGGGTACACATATCTGAATTTGAAGCTAAACATCCTCAATTAGATCCAAAGCCTCATATGGCGGATCCTGTAGCGTTATGGAATGCAAGACCTCAAAGATCTGCACCTGTTACGGTATATTTAGATCCTCAGTATTGGGATGGCCAATTTACTTCTAATGGTATGCAACCTTCAACAAGTCCTTTAGAAGAAAACAATAAACGACAATTAGGAACTAGAGTAGGGAGTGTAACAATTACAATATCATAATGGCAATTACTTATTCAAATTTTTTAACACAAGTAAGAAACTACACAGAAGTAGATTCTAATGTATTATCCGATACTTTAATTTCTCAATTTATCAGAAATACAGAACTGGATGTGGCAGGTAAAGTTGACTATGATGATTTAAGAAAATACGCTACATCTTCTTTTACAACTAATAAAAGATATCTTGTGATGCCTGCAGATTTTTTAATTATACGATCCTTACAAGTATTTAGTACCACAAATCAAACAGGAACTAGAAACTTTATGGAGAAAAGAGACACAAGTTTTATATCTGAATATAATAGCTCAGGAGCAACTGGTCAGCCAAAATATTACGCTAATTGGGACGATAACAACATTGTAGTTGCGCCTACTCCAGATCAAGCTTATGCAGTTCAGTTAAATTACATAATTGATCCACCAGGATTTACTAGTTCCAATACAACGTATTTGTCACAGTATCAAGAATCTATGCTTTTACATGGAGTACTTACTGAGGCTTTTTCTTACCTAAAAGGACCAATGGATATGTACAATTTATATAAAGGTAAGTATAATGAAGAGATAGAAGCGTTTGCTCTTCAACAAATGGGTAGAAGAAGACGTTCGGAATTTGATGATGGTGTGCCACGAATACAAGTAGCATCTCCATCACCGTAATATTAAAGGAGATTAATTATGGCAATAACACAAGCAGTATGTAATTCATTTAAAAAAGAACTATTGGATGGAGTACACGATTTTGATTCAGGCGGAGACGCTTTTAAATTAGCATTGTATAAATCAACAGCTACAATCAATGCAGCAACTACTTCTTACACAACAGGTAATGAAGTGTCCCCTTCAGGACAGTATGCAGCAGGAGGTTCTCAATTACAATCACAACAAACCTCAGTTGCATCGGGTGTAGCAATTGTAAACTTTGCAAATTTATCGTTTACAGGAGTAACATTAACAGCAAGAGGTGCTTTAATTTACAATAGTACTGATGGTAAAAAAGCAGTCTGTGCATTAGATTTTGGCGGTGATAAAACAGCAACAGCTGGTACATTCACTATTCAATTTCCTGCATTTACAACATCGGCAGCGATATTAAGAATTAGTTAAGGAGGATAGATGGCTCTTGTCATTAACGATCGAGTTAAAGAGACAAGTACCACTACAGGAACTGGAACTTTTTCTTTAAGTGGTGCTTCTCAATCTTTTGAATCATTTGTATCGGGTGTAGGTACAGGGAATACTACGTACTATACAATCGTAAATTCTGATGTAATTCCAGGAGAATGGGAAGTAGGTATTGGCACGGTAACCGATGCAACACCAGATACATTATCAAGAGACACTATTTTATCCTCATCTAATTCTGATGCAGCGGTTAATTTTTCTGCAGGAATTAAAGATGTATTCTGTACTATTCCAGCTAAAAAAACAATAAGTCCAGTTATGGATGCAACTCCGTATGTAGTAACGCATTCCACAACTATTTCTGAAGATCAAACGCTCGAGTCAGGAGTACTCGCAGGCCCTGTAACCATCACAGGTACACAAACAATAACAGGAACATTGGTAATATTATAATGAGTCAAGTAGAAGTAGATAAGATTATACCACAATCAGGCACCACTCTAACTATCGGTGATAGTGGAGATACTATTACTATAGCTAGTGGTGCTACATTAAGTGGGAGTCTTAACGCAGATAACCTAGATAGCGGTACAGTACCATCAGCAAGATTATCTGGTGCATACACAGGAATTACACAAACAGGAACTTTAACTTCATTCACATCTACAGGTATAGATGACAATGCTACAGAAACTACAATTACTATTGATAGTGACGAAAGAGTAAAAATAGTTTCTGGTGCACCTACACAGACATCATCAACTTTAACTTTAAAAGACGATGTAGCAAGTGGAACTGGTGCAAAACCAAGATTAGGTTTTCAAGATAGTGTAGATACTTATTTAGGCGAACTTGGTTATGCAAGTGGTGGAACAAGTGATTTATATTTAAACAATATTGAAAATGCAAATTTACTTTTTGCTACTAATAATACAGAACGTATGCGTATCGACTCATCTGGAAATTTATTGGTGGGAAAAACTTCTTCATCAGATGCTCCAGGAATAGAATTATTACAAAATGGAACTATTGATTTACAAGCATCTAATTCTCTTTTAGCTTATTTTAATAGAACAGGAAGTGATGGAACTCTTGTAGAGTTTCATAGGTCAGGAGTTGTTAA